GCCGGTCGTGAGACAGTTCGCGTTGGTGAGCGCTCGCAGGCGTCCCGCCTTGAACTCCTCGAGCATCCGCTCGCGGTCTGCTTTTGATGTCTCGCCGGTGACTGTATCGCAATTGATACCGCATGCCCGTATCTGTTCGGATACAGCGTAGGCATGCTCGACGCCCGCGCAGAAGATAAGCCAGGTCTTACGCTCACGCCCGCGCTGGATGATCTCCTCGACGACGCTCACGTTCTGCGCCGTCGTATTCACGCGCTCCGACAGCTCCGACTCGATGAAGTCGCCGCCGCGCTTGTGAATGCCGGCGGTGTCGTACGTCAGCTCCGTGTGCTTTGACTTCAGCGGCGCGAGATAGCCCGCCTTTATCAGCTCGCGCACGTCCGTCGGCTCGATGAGGTCGTCGAAGAGGGCGGGCGCGTCTGTAATCAAGCCATGCCCGAGGCGGTACGGCGTGGCGGTGAGGCCGATCACGCGCAGGGCGGGGTTGATGGCCAGAAGATCATCAAGCAGGCGCCGATAACTTCCCACATTGGCGTGCGAAACGAGATGGCACTCGTCGATGATGGCGAGGTCGACATGCCCGATATCCTTCGCCCGGCTGCGCACCGACTGAATGCCCGCGAAGGTAATCTGGTCGAGCTGCCGCCGTCCGATGCTGGCGCTGTAGATGCCAAGCGGCGCATCCGGCCAGAGCGCGCGCAGCTTCTCCGCGTTCTGCTCGATCAGCTCCTTCTGGTGCGTCAGCATCAAAACGCGCGTCTCGGGCCATTTCTGGAGCGCATCGCGGCAGAGCTCGGCAATGACGATGCTTTTGCCAGAGCCCGTCGGCATCACGACGCAGGGGTTGCCCGATGCGTGACGCTCGAACCAGGCGTAGAGCATCTCGATGGCGGCGCGTTGGTAAGGTCGAAGGTTCAGCATCTTAGAAAAGCTCCAGATTCTGTTCCGTTTTTGAACTCGAATTAATTCGCTCCTGCTGTAACGTCGCGTATTCCGGGTTGAGTTCGCACCCGATATATTGTCTGCCGTGCTGAATGGATACCTGCGCCGTGGTTCCGCTGCCCATGAAAGGATCAAGCACAATGTCTCCGGGCTTGCTGCCCGCAAGAATGCAGGGCTCGATTAGCGCAGGCGGGAAGGTGGCGAAGTGGGCGCCTTTGTAGGGGCGGGTCGCCACTGACCAGACGCTGCGTCGGTTTCGGGTTTCGCTGCCGTTGAACTGTCCACCAGGCGAGTGGTGCACGTCGTCGCCTTTGTTGCCGCCGATCTTGTCATTGCGCACACGGCCAGCCTGCACTGCTGGCTCTCGCATCGCCTCGCTGTCGAATAAGTACCGCTCCGACTTCGAGAGCAGGAAGATGTACTCATGCGCCTTGGTGCAGCGGTCGCGCACCGACTCAGGCATCGGGTTTGGCTTGTGCCAGATGATGTCTTGGCGCAGATACCAGCCGTCAGCACGAAGGGCGAAAGCGAGCATCCAAGGGATGCCGATCAGGTCTTTTGGCTTGCAGCCAGATACGGCTCCGTTGCCGTTGCGGTTGCGTCGGCTGTGCCCGTCCTCGCGCACATCACCATCGGCGCGGGCGCTGCCTTCGCGCCATTTGCCGCCTATATTGCCGCCCGCATAGCTGTCCCCAATGTTCAACCACAGCGTCCCATCGTCGGCCAGCACATCACGCACGCACCGGAACACTTCGACCATCGCGGCGATGTACTGCTCGGGCGTCTGCTCCAGCCCTATCTGCCCGGCGTGTCCGTAATCGCGCAGACCAAAGTAGGGCGGGCTGGTAACGCACATCTGCGCCTTTACGCCTTCCGCCGCCCATCGCCGCATAGTGTCTCGGCAGTCTCCAAATTCTATGACGTTCACCCCGCAACCTCCCCGCCGAACTCTTGGCGCAGGCTCTCAACGAGAGGATCATCCGTCGAGCAGAGCAGCGGATTTGCGATAATCTCCGCGCTGCTGTAGCCGGTCTCGCCGTTGCGCACTTCGGTGCCGTCGATGAGATAGATCACCTCCCATTCGCTTTCGGCTTCCTTCATCTTCCACGGCACCAAGTCGGGATGAAGGACGTGCGAGCGGCAGCCGCTGCGCTGCGCCTCGACGGGGATGGCATCATCCCAGCGGGCGCAATGCCAGTCGTTCTCCCGCGGCGTGGCGTGGGCGCAGGTGCGGCAGTTCGTCTGCTTTGTCAGCTGGTAGTCATGGCAGAACTCGTACGCCGGGCAGAACTTACACTGGAACCAGCTCGGGTCGGTGCTAACGGGCGGCGGCATCCGCTCCGTCTGAGCAATGCGAATCATGCGCTCGCGGTACTTCTCCGCCACCGTCGCATCAAAGCGCACGCGCTCGCTGTAGAGACTGTCATCGTCCTTGTTCACGACCACGTACAACGCGCGGTCGATGCCCGTTGCGAGCATATAAAGCTGCATCTGCACGAAGTGGGTCGGCTGCGCCTTCTCGACGCCCTCTTTCGAGAGCTTGGCGAAGTTCTTCGTGTTCATCGTCTTGAACTCGGCGATATGCCGCTTGCGCTCTGCGCCTGGCACGCCGCCTTCAATGATCCCGTCGATGCTCCCGCCCGTATGCCAGCCGAAGCTGATGCGGCGCTGGCGGATTCCCGTCTCGTGTATGTCGACGCCGATCATGCGCAGGTCGCGCACGAAGGTCGCCTCCTCGTCTTGCCCGCGGCGGAAGATGCGCAGGGTCCGACCGGGGATCTTCTGACGCACCGCCCAGCGGAAGGACAGCCACAACCAGCGGTCGCAGGGATGGCCCGCTACCGAGCAGCCGAGGTGCTCGCGGGGCGCGTCGTTATCCTCGCGCAGCTTCTCGTGCGCGGCATCAATCAATCCGGCGATGGTATTACTGGGCGGTGGGATCTTGGCCATGGTTCTCTCCGGTGGAAAGCCCACGCACACGGCGCGGGCTGTCGTTTACTTCTTCGCCCAGGGCGGCGCGGCTTTGGCTGAGGACGCCGCAGGAGCCGCCGTAACAGGCGCGGAGCCCGATGGCGCACGGAACCCGCGCACGTCGTTCTGCGCGGCGTAGCCGTTCTCCGCGGGGCGTATGGAGAGCTTAATCTGGAGCGGGCAGCCTATGAGCTGGTCCGTGTCCTCGATGCGTCCGATCCCGATGGATCGCATCAGCTCGCCGAGCTGCTGGCGGCCGATCTCCTCCGCTTTCTGCGACTTGTTCATGATGTTGAGGTTGCCGAACACGACGCGCCCGGCCTTGGTCGGTCCCGTGATGTTGTAGCGGCAGCGGATGTATTGGCCCGTGCCGTCTTTCGTGACGCGGATCTCAGCGTCGCCAATCTCGGCGGAGTACCAACCCTCGGGGAGCGGTTCATAATCACCGCGGCTTTCTGGAAGCTCGTCTGCGGTAAATCCGATGTCTAGTCTTGCCATTCTCACTTCTCCTCAATACTGAAGCTCGGGCGTCCCGGCTTCGATGTAATTGCGCGTGCAAGCGCGTTGGTCACGTTCTCTGGTGCTGCGCTCCAGGCGCGCAGGATGATCTCGGGTTTCCATCGGAACAGGGTTGAGAGGTACTCGCCGATCCCGTGCTCCGCCGCCAGCTCCTGCGCCATCTCGGCGTCAACCTTGCGGTCGATGCGTCCGACGATCTTGAGAGCGTGGCGCTCAAGCTCCCGACGCTCGGTGCCGTCGAGGTCCGATGCGATCTCAAGGCGGCGGATCAACTCGTCCTCGATGTCCCGCCGATGCTCCACCGCCGCGCGTTCAGTCTGCTTCGCCTCGAGCCAGTCGGCGGCGAGGTCGTCGACGCTGTAGTTATCGAACACGCCCATCACGCGCCTCCCATGATCTTCTTGATGATTTCGGAAAAGTCAGGCGCTTCCCATTGGTCGAGTTTTCCAGAGCGGTCCTTCGCCAGCCACGATCCGTCGCCATCGCAGAGCAACGCGCGGTAGGCGTTGCCGTCTGCGTCACGCTCGACGCGCAATGCCAAGACCTCATCGAAAAAGTACGGCAACTGCTGGCCCGTCTTGTTGCCTGGCATTGATGGGGCGTAGAGCATCTTCCCCATCTCGTCCTGCGACTTGTCGAGCTTCGCACTCATGTAGACGTGCCGCCCAGGCAGGTCACGGAAGGCGCGAATGAGATCGGCCATCTGCTCCTGCATGGCGCCGTATGCCTGGCGCGGATCTTTCGTTGCTTTCTTCTCGGCGTTGAGCACGACCTCTGCGATTTCGCTGATGCTGTCGAGCGCGACCGACTCGAACTCCATCGCCTCGGCAGAGCCGACGAGCCAGTCGTAGGCTTCGTGCAGCGCCTCGATCGTCTTGATCTCAATGAACGGTACGTCCGCGTCCGCAATCGAGAGCAGGCCGCCTTCGGCGCTGAGCACGATTGGCTTCGGAAGCGTCGGGATGAGCGACGTTTTGCCCGCGCCAGCAGCGCCGTAGACCAGAAGCTTGACTCCCGAGCGCCCGATGGCGGAGGAGCGTTTTAATTGGATGGCCATCGCTTACGCCTCCACGTTCATGATGTCGTTGGCGTATGCGACCGCCTTGGTGTAGTCGTTGAACAGGCGCACGTTGATAACTTCGTTGGCGTCGGTATCAACGAACTTGGTGCCCCATGCGAACTTGGGGTTCTTGGGCTTGAACACAAAGAGCGCGAGGCCGTCTGCTTCGTTGGTGATTACGAACTCTTCCATTTTTCTCTCCTTCCTGCGCCTTCGGTGAATCCGTTCGCGCATGGTTGAAATCCTATAGGCTCTCGCTTATTGTGTCAACACCTAGATGATGCAATAAAAGGTAAATCAGGAATGACAACAGATGAGGCGATAAAGTTCTACGGAACCAAGAAGGCGCTTGCCCAGGCGCTCGACATCTGGCCGCACGTCATCAGTCGGTGGGGCAAATACCCGCCAATGGCTCGGCAGTATGAGCTGGAGGTGAAAACAAAAGGGGATCTGAAGGCAGAAGATGAGAGTTTAAATGGCTGATCTTTCAGGTATTTTTGGCGGACCTTGGTCGCCGCCTGCGGAGAAGGTGCCGATCCCGATGGAGCATCAGTTCATTGATGCAATCCGGGATGCAGGACTCGACCCGCCGGACGAAATCAAATTCAACGAAGGAATGCAGCGCTGGAAGCCGGACGGAAAAAGCGATTCCGGCTGGTACATCGCCTTCGGCGACGGTATCCCAGCGGGGCGTTTCGGATGCTGGAAAAGCGGGCTCGATGTCATGTGGCGGGCCGATATCGGGCGAAAGCTGACGCCGCTTGAAGAGATGCAGCACAGCCGCCGCATGGCTGCCGCCAAAACGCTGCGCGATGAGCAGATGAAAGCGCAGCGACAGGTGGCGGCAGAAACGGCAGAGCAGATATGGGCATCTGCACAACCCGCGCCTGACGATCATCCGTACCTGGTGCGCAAGGGGATCAAGGCGCACGACACGAGAGTTGCGCCCGATGGTCGCTTGCTGCTGCCGTTGCTCGATAAGGGCGGACGTTTGTGCTCGCTGCAATACATCGACCCCGCTGGCGGAAAGCTGTTCCACAAAGGCGGCGAGGCTGGCGGCAAGTTCTGGCTTGTCGGAACGCCTGGCGGCGCGGGCGAGATTTACGTCTCAGAAGGATTCGCCACCGCGGCGACGATCCACGAGACGACGGAAAGACCGTGCTTTATTGCCTTCAGCGCCAGCAGCTTGCCCGCCGTTGTTGAGAGCTTGCGCGAGATGCACGGCATTGCGCAGGAGATCGTCATCGTCGCAGATCATGACAAAAACGGCATCGGGAAAAAGTATGCCGAGCAAGCGGCGGCGAAGAGCGGAGCTCGCGTGATTGTTCCGCCAATTGAGGGGATGGACGCGAACGACTACGCGCAGGCTGGCCACGATCTGCGCGCGTTGCTGGCAAAATCGTCCGACTCTGGCGTGATAGACAAGCTGCGCGTCGTCTTTGGCGATGCGTTGCCGGATGATTACGAGGCGCCGGATGAACTGGTCGAGGGGCTGATTACCAGCAAAAGCTTGTCAGTCATCTATGGCGACAGCAACTCTGGCAAGACGTTCTGGGCGATGTCGGTCGCTACCGCTATCGCAAACGGCGATGTTTGCTACGGACGAAAGACCGATCCAGGACTTGTGATTTACCTCGCCAGCGAATCGCCTGGCAGCATCCGAGCGAGGATGCAGGCGATCAAGCGCTATCACGGGTGCAGCCTAGAAAACCTGGCGATGGTTCCCGTTCCGATGAATTTCTACACGGGAGACCAAGACGCGCACGACGTGATCGAGCTGGTGCGCGCCGTTCAGGAGCTGAAAGGACAGCCCGTTCGCTTGATTATTGGCGACACATTGGCGCGCATGAGCGCAGGCGCAAACGAGAACAGCGGCGAGGATATGGGGCCGGTCATGGCGCGCTTCGACCAGGTTGCCGCCGCAACAGGCGCCGCCGTTATGATTATCCACCATACCGGCAAGGACGCCGCCCGAGGCGCTCGTGGCTGGTCTGGCATTCGGGCGCACATTGATACCGAGCTTGAGATTGTCGAGAAAGACGGCGCCCGGTCCGTCACCATTACGAAGCAGCGAGAGCTGCCGAGCAAGGGCGACGTGATCTATTTCAAGCTCGAAGTCATCGAGATGGGCACGACTAAATTCGGGTCGCCGGCGACGACGTGCGTGGCGGTAAACGACGACGATGCGGAGGACAAAGCGCCGCATAAGAAGCCGTCAAAATATGACGAAAGCTTGCGAACAATGGAGCGCGCTTGGCTGGAAACGGGGGCGGAACAGAGGAACGGTTTTCCCTATCTGACGCGATCAGGATTGCGTGAAATTTTGATAAGCGATGGGACTTCAGAGCGCACTGCTAGGAACAAAACAGAGCCATCGAGGCAGGACGGATACATTGCGCCGTTGTTGAATGCGGGCGTGATTCAGGCGTTTGAGCATGGCTGGCTGTTCATTAACGAGACGCAGATAAACGCAATGATGTTGCGAAGATCGTCAAAAAATGTGTCCCCCTGATTCCCCTGATCCCCCTAGGGGGTATTGGGGGATTCGGGGCAAAATAGCGGATAAATCCCCCGCCCCTCCCCTACACACTATGTGTAGGGGGAGTAGGGGGACCGATATGCGGGGGATTTGGGGAGAGGGGAGTATAATTTATGCGAGATATAGGCAAGAATTTGAAACGTGACCATTCGGCGGAAAAGAGAGGTGAATTTTGACGCGGCGCAAAACGGATGAGGGGAGCAACGACCCCAACTCCCGCCAGGTCGGCGGGGATCACTACGCCAAGATGGCGATTCAGCCGTGGGATGCGATGCAGGCATGGATGAGCCGGGAGGCGTTCGCGGGTTTCTTGCTGGGCTCTGCGATAGCATACTTGGCCCGCGTTAAGACAGACG